AGATCTGTCCTATGCCTTCACTGTCCTCTATTTTTTCTAAAGCCGTTAGAGTAGAACCTGATAAGGCTGTCGATTGGAGCGTCGATAATCCAGTCGAGACAGAGCGAGACACAATTCCCGAATCGTCCAAAATCTCATTCACTGCCACAGAAGAAACTCCTGCGGTGGTAGTCAATGAAATATCAGCACGACGGAGATCCACCATTCGGTCACTTACTCGAACGGTTGTTGTTGCATCTTTCATCTGCTTGTATCCCATACCCCAATCAGTCACAATGCCTTCAAAGACTTCATATTGAGTGCCTGTTGTAGGATGTGTGAGCTTGATTCGGACACGTCTTGATGGAAGCAATTTTCCATAGTAGGTTCCTGCAGCATTGAGAGGGTCAAAGAGCCGTGTTGTGTTATCTAAAACAATACTAACTCTACCAACTGCTGTTCTTTGTAGTTCTCGGCTCTTGCCTCTATCAATAGAAATAGAACGAACATACGAAGTAACATCGGCATAATCGGAATCGGCATCTGGAGAACCAAGTTGATTAGGAAAAGATGCACTGCCTAATATCCAGCCATCGTTCTCTGCTCCTGCATCAAAACGGATTCCACAAAAGAGTGTCGGTAAAGCTAAACTCATATTAGTTCTCCGTCAGGAACGCGGTGCTTGCGCCTGCCATTTTTGCTCGGTTGAGCTGATCTAAAATTAGCTGTCCAGCCTCGGCAGGATCCCCAAGAACCCCTGCATACAGGTTTACTACGATTGGACTTGACATCACGTTTCTAGATGCTCTCTGTTGATCTTCTATTCCTTGAGCTTCGGCGAGGTCTAACAAATCTTCCATAATGTTCTGGTCTGCGAATTCTCCACCTGCTCCAAATGTTTGTAATGCGGTAGAAAGGTTGCCACTTAAGACTGCGGCAATCGCGCTTGTTCGTGCTCGTCTGATATTGGATTCTTGAATGCGGATCGATTCCATTCGTGTTCTTGACCACTCCATCAGATCGCTCATCATTAAGCCACTTGGCAATGCTTGTTCGCCTGCTTTTCCTGTGCCTGTAGGTGTGAATTTTGGCAAAGCTGTAAGTGTTGGCATTGCGAACGATGAAGCAGCTGATTGCGACGATGCTGCAGGAAAAGCTGCATCGATAGCTGATGATGTCATGCCTTCTTCAAGATCACCCATTGATGTTGCTACAGTTTTGACACCAACACGACCGAGACTGATTTTTTGAGGAGCCATGCCTGCAAAAGCAACTGGAGCAATATTGAAAAGCTGTTTCCCTGCGAAGCGGATGCTGTTCACGCCATCGATAACTTTATTAACAAATGAATCAACGACACTTAATGCTTTACTCAGTCCAGACAATAAACCATTCGCCATTTTTTCAACAGATGCAAGAATCGCATTGACGACTTCTCTCCAGCTGTTTTTGAGTTTTCCAATTAAGGTGATCATCGCAATAATGGCAATCACTGGTGCTGCTGCAGGTGCAAAGACAAGCAACAATGCTGCTCCTAATGCAGTCAAAATCACTTTCATTGTCTTACCTGATTTTTGCCAAAACTCAACGAAAGTCTTGACCAGTTTTGATATAAAATTGAAAGCTACCATAAAGCCTTCAGCAAAGTTTTTTATGAATGGTGAAACTGCCGTAATAGCTTTCGGAAGCATCTCACTCATAAACGGAATCAATTTATCAATGATGAGAGGAATCACTTTTTTATTAAGCGTTACTGCCAAATTTGCGAAGCTCGGCATCAATGCTTTGACGATACTCTCCTTGAGTTCTCCTGTTGCTGCTTTCAGTTTTGCTTGTGTTCTTGCAAGAGTGTCTCCACCTTTAGCAAATGCAGCTTGAGCATCTTGTGATTTTTCGAAGATCAATGTCTGAGTAATCATTGCTTTTGCTTGTTGCAATGCTTTTCCTGTTAGTTCATCTTGACCTTGAGCTAAAAGACGAGCTTGAACATCTGCTTCCATAATGGAAATACCAAGCGTCTTTAATCCTTCACGTTCACCGAGCATGGCTTTCGCTAAGATGTCGGCTGCTTGTGAGGCATTTACTTGACCACTTGACCATTCTGCCAATGCACCTGATAGCCCAACAACAGAAGTAGACATTCCTGCTGCTGCTTCACGTGTGAATCCCATTGGCACTAAGAGGTCTCCAAATTTTGCAGCAAGATTTTCTGTTGCAGAAACGGTCAATCCCATTTCGGCAGAGACTTCCTTTGCCCAATCAGTCACCAATCCTCTTTGATCTCCGAATACAGTGCTGACCTTGTTTTCGATAAGGTCTAATTCACCAGCCATTGAGAACAGCTTCGATGCTGCTACACCTGCTGCAGCCGTAAGAGCAGCCATTCCTGCGACACCGACTGCCATCTGCTTGCCAACAGTTTTCATGCTGGAACCAAGTTTTTTTCCAGACGCTGATACTCTGTCTAAGGAACGGACAGCATTTTTACTATCCGCAGTAACCTTGATGCTGACTTCATTCGCCACTGGTATCAGGCTCCTCTACTAACTGAATCAAGTGCATCAGAAGCTGTGCAGGCTCATTAAGAATCTGCGATGGAAGTTGGTTATAGCGTTGCGCTAAGCCGTCTACCAATTTTGCTGTCCTTACACTCTGTGGCATATTTATACGCCTGCCACTGGCATCGATTCCGCCTCCGACATGCTCCCATTTTGACTTGGCGAGCTGCTCTCTAAAGGGATTTGCTGTACTGCAAGCAACCACCCTTCAACAAGCTTTAAAGCGATATTAAATGGCAGTTGCATAATGCCTTTTTCATCAGCAGGAATATCTTTGTTATTTGCATCTATAAAAGACCAAGAGATAAGAACCTCTTTGGCAAACTTTTCAAATCCTGCTCTCACTTCGTTGTTGCTCATCAGAGATTCAATCTCAAGCATTGTTCCCAATGGAACGTCTAACTTGCATCGAAGCTCTGAATCATTGAGATCCAAGTCCTCGAATTCAATCAATGCTTCACGTTGCCCTAATCTATAAGCCATATTCACCCTCCCTTACTTATGTGATTAGACTGTTGACCATGTTGGTACTGTTCCAGATTGCAAGTCAAGAGTTGCTGTCCAGTTCAAAGAACCATCTGTGCCCCTTGAAAGGTCATAGCTGGAAACAAGCATCTCTGCTGTCAATTTAGGATTCGATGACGTATTTCCGCCAATACAATAAGTCACTGTTCTAGTACCTGATTTCACTTTGAACACATCGTGACTCTTGTTTGAAGCAGCATTGAAAACACCATTCAAACTGATGCTGAAATCCTGCAATCCAATGATTCGTTCCTGAGCACTTTTATCAATGCCAGTAACGGTCAGAGTCTCTTGTGGAGTGTTAATAGTTAGAGAAACAACATCATTAGACAAGTCTCTCAAACTTCCTGAGCTATCGTCGATCGCGACGTAATCGCCCAATCCTGATTGCTTAGCCATTACTCAATTCCTTTCTTAGAGCCGATTGGCACTAACTACAAAGACCAAATTAGAAAACGTGCCAGAAGTGGAAACACGGATATACCTGTTCACCGTTCCTGTTACCGAGATTCGTTCTGCGGTCTGCCCTGTAACAGCAGTGAAGCTGACCAAATCCGACCACGCTGAATCGTTCGTACTGTGTTGGATTTTCACTGTGGCAGTTCCTGAAGCGAGGCTCATTGCTGAGATAAATCCAGAAAGCCCTCCAGCGGAAGAAGCTCCATTGTCCACACTTGCGGTATTCGCTGCACTGGAATCGGTCTGTTTATCTGCCGTTAGGAGTACCCCAAATTCAGTTCCGTTCCCATCTGCTTCGATGTACTCAACTGTCGTTGCTATTGCTGATGCTGGTGCTCGTGATATTTCATAGCTTGCCTGTTTCGCTGAAAGACATACTGTTGGGTCTCCTCGTGATGTACCTAATGCCACGATTACTTCCTGATCAGCTGTTGGCTTCTTGCCAGAGTTACTTGTCCAAAGTGCATGAGATAAACCAGTGCCAGCATCGAACCATCCATTGACGGTTAATGCGCTGTCATTCGTTCCTATGATTCTTGTGCGTGCTGTTGTCGCGAGAGCTGTCGTGTCGAGTAGCTCCTGCGTATAACCAACACCTGAAAGTGAATTAACATCTGTATTCAAATCGTAGCCTTCAGCATAAATTCGTACATTGAGTCCTGATGTTTTTGCCATTGTTTCCTCCTATGGTGTGATCGGATATTCCGAATAGATGTCTATCTCAAAAGGGATTGTTGCGTGCCTGAACAAATTGCCTTGAAGTTCAATAAATCCTGTTGACGCGTTTCCAATTTCTGTGTCTGTTACTTCGCCGTTTAAGTCAGCATCACCACGTAAAGCTGTTTTTATTTTGACGATGGCATCCCACACATCCTGCTCAACTGTTTCTCGTAAATCACCATTAAGTAAGACTGGAAAATAAGCTCTGATCAGCAGGGTTGCNGTGGTGCTAACATCCCCCAACGTCTCGAAATCTGAATCGTGAGACTGAAGCCAAAATGCACACATGGGAGTTGCTGGAATAGATATTGGCTCTCCAAAATAAATAGCCTTGAAAGTGGGATCGGAAACGGTTCCCAATAAAGCATCTATCCTTGCGACTGCACCTGATCGAGTCATCGGTTCATCTCTTTCTTGATATGACTAGAAAGTGTTTTTCGGATTCGACTTGTTTTTCTGTTCCATTCTTCTGCTGTATTTCGGAACATGTGGACACCTTTAGTGCCTCGCCTACCGATNGCGCGTTGCAATAAAAAGACTGTTTGACTGGTGAAGCCATGAGCGAATGCCCATTTTTCGATTGCACTGCGTGGTGGCATTTTTCCTGCTCGTCTGCCGTATTCGACATATTTTGCATACGTCAATTCCTGCCGACCAAGTGCTGCTCCACTCGCAACTTCAAAACCTAAATTAGTGAATTGCCTGAAACCGATGGAGCTTCTTAATTGACCACGCCAAAAACCACGTTTGCCTTCTTGCAATTTGTCTTGAGTGTCTCTGGTAATGNCGGCAGCCACATCGCGTAAACCAGAACGAAGCCCTTTTTCAAATTTAGGCGTTCTTTTATGGTCATCAAATAATGTGCCTTTAAGATCTATCACGATACGCTCAGCCATTAGAAAATCACTCCTGCTGCTGCTTGGTGAACGCGATACACATCAAGAGATTTTATGGCGTTTTTTATCTCGACATTTGAACGAACACTGACGCTTTGGTCACCAACGGAAAGTGATTCCACGTTGCCTAAATCATGGTCGCGCCAGAGCACCCTAGCAACGTCGAGGCACGTTTCTCTAACCAGAGATGGGTAAACATATCGACTAACGGATGCTGCGTCTAAATGCGTCGCTGCAGTGGTGCCATTTACTCCTCGTGTGACCGTTAAAGTGTTTGAGGAAATAACTCGAATATACATCTGCTCAGTACCAATGAGGATCGTGTTTCCTACGGAAAAGTTAGTTGCTGATGTCAGAACAACTGATGTTGCACTGGTGGATGTTATCGCGCCGTTGAGCGTTGTTGTGTCTGGAGAAGTATCTTCGTTCCAACCCCATTTCCCT